AAGCAGTCCAGTTACACCGCCAAAGACGGAACACAAAAGCAAGGATTAGAGATTAAGGCCGATAGCGTTACGCTCGAAATCGTAGGAGCTAAGAAGTCAAAGCCAGCAGTAAGCGATGAGCCTGAATGGGCTAACACATGGAACTAATTGATTCTAAAGCCGTATGCGAAATTCTTGGCATTACCAAGAACAATCTTCATCAACTCCAACACCGCAAGCAGTTGGTGTGGGTTGAGAAGAAAGGCAAGCAGGTCTATTACAACCCTGCCGATGTAGAAGCATTGAAGGCTAAACGCTCCTAAATGAAATGCGCCAACTGCCTCCGTCAATCTGAAAAGCCAATATGCGATTCGTGCTGGCATTTTGCGGTAGAGCAGTTGCGTATGTTCCCTGCGCGATATCACGAACTTGAAGATGAACTGTGGCCTAGTAGTGGCGCACATAGCGAGCGAGTATCGGGATCTAAAACTCCACCGCTTCCTGTTAGGTTGGAAACATTGCACTTGCGTACTGGCGGTATATCCACGCCACTTATTAAGCATGAAATAGAAATGCGAAAGATCCGCCAAGAGACTCGTATTACTTGGCGCGGAGAAGAAATCAATCGCATAACCGTTACCTGCGAATATCACATCAAACGCCAGCAATGGACTTATGATGAGTACGGCGATATTGCTGATCTTGCTACAACTATTATTAGCATCAGCAATAAGATCAATTATGTTCTAGGGCATAAGTCTGAGGATATTGTGATTGGCTCTTGCCCTACGATTGACGAGAGCGGCAAACCCTGCAACGCTAAACTTAAAGTTAATCCTCAAATGAAAACACTTGAGGTTACTTGTAGAGTCTGCAATACCGTATGGGATTCAACTCGCTGGAGATTGCTTGGAAAGATGATTGATGCATAGTCCTGACTGCCGTAAGGAAATCCGACCAGTACCCAATCACGGTTATTATGAAATGATTTGGGTATGCGTTAAAAATTGTGAGGCGAATAATGCAACTAATTAACAACGACTGCATCGCAGCAATGAAGGAAATGCCGGACAACTCGGTGGATTCCATCGTCACCGATCCTCCCTACGAGCTTGGCTTTATGGGCAAGTCATGGGATGCAAGCGGCATTGCCTTCAACATTGAAGTATGGCAAGAGGCGCTTCGCGTACTCAAGCCCGGTGGTCATCTCATCGCCTTCTCAGGCTCTCGCACTTATCACCGAATGGCGGTGGCGATCGAAGATGCAGGGTTTGAGATTCGCGATCAGATTCAATGGATCTACGGCTCAGGATTTCCCAAGTCGTTGAACATCGCCAAAGCCATAGACAAAGCATCAGGATTTGAAGGTGAAGTTATTGGCAAAGGTTCATCATGGAATCGACCCGATAGTGAAGCAGGTGATACCGCAAGGATGAATGTTTCTCCTGGTGAATACGAGATCAAAGAATTGTCATCAACTGCTCAAGAATGGCAAGGCTGGGGAACGGCGCTCAAGCCAGCGCATGAGCCAATGGTTCTCGCTCGCAAGCCGATTGTCGGAACTGTTGCCAATAATGTCCTAACTTATGGTGTGGGCGGGTTGAACATTGATGGGTCGAGGGTTGGTAATGGTACGGGAGAAATCAAAAGTGTGAGTTATCCCAATATCAAGAATGGAAACTATAACAACTGGAGCGCATCGGAAAGAATCGTCAATTCAGTCGAAGATCAAGGCCGCTGGCCAGCCAATGTCATCCACGATGGCAGCGATGAGGTTGTGGCGTTGTTTCCTGATACAAAGGCAGGGGTTGCAAAGCGTGGAAACAGTGGAGGCAATAACTTTGGAAGCGATACACCAAAACCGCCACTTGAAGACATTGGCTACGCCGACAGTGGCAGCGCCGCCCGATTCTTCTATTGCGCGAAGGCGAGCAAGAAGGATCGCAATGAGGGGCTGGATGATTTCGCTGGCAAGGAGATCGGTGCAAAGGGCAACGGCTTAGCTCGTAAATGCGCCACTTGTTCAGCATCTGTTATTGACGGTTGCAACTGCCCTGATCGCACTTTCGTCAATCCGACTCGCGCCAATCATCACCCGACAGTAAAGCCGACCGACCTTATGCGTTATCTTTGCCGACTTATTACGCCGCCAACAGGAGTCGTTCTCGATCCGTTTATGGGGTCAGGATCAACTGGCAAGGCTGCAATTCTTGAAGGGTTTGATTTCATTGGGATAGAGCAATCGGCAGAATATGTTGAGATTGCCAAGGCAAGAATTGAGTGGGCTGCCAATAATAAAGAGATAGATTTATTTAATGCCGAGAATTAACGCCGTACAAGCCTCTCTGCTTTACAAAGTTACAACCCGCACCGTCTATCGCTGGATTGAGCGCGAGCAGATCAAGTCGTATGATGGCTGGTACGAGCTAGATGACTTGCAAGATGCTTATGAAAAGTTACCTCACCGCCAACGGATTTGACTTTATCCCTTATGTCACTTATTCTCTCTATAATTGGTAGGCGTGTAACTAGGATAGGAATATGGTAACCGCCGAAGCCACTCTTGCTGAAATAGATGAAGCTCTCTCCCACCTACGGGAACGCTTACAAGATCGCTATGGAAATCGCCTGACTTACCAACAAAGACAATTTTACCTTTCAAGCGTTGATGATCTCCTAGATGCGAGATTAGCCCTTACTGACAAGACCCTGTAAGATTTCATTATGGCTTACACCGAACAATTCCGCGCCGAGGCTTTAGTAACCCTTGAGGCTAACGGTGGAAACCTTACACAAACCGCCGAGCAACTTAACATTGGCGTTGCCACATTATCCCGATGGGTTGAGGAAAATTCCAATAATGGAAGCCATAAAAGCGATATAGCCATCGCAGCCTCAGAACTCGTACCTGAAACCCGCGAATCATTTATCTCAGAACTAAAGACATTACGCAACAAAGTCTTGCGCCACCTAGACGGAATCGTAGAGGATCTAAAGGCGCGAGAAGCCGCAATTACCCTGGGCATCCTGATTGACAAGACAGAACTCCTAGAAGGCAACGCTACGAGTCGAACTGCCGTAGTCGGAAATGGTGAAACTGTTGATGAAGCAATTAAGCGACTCAGCGCAGAGCTTGAATCCCGACCTGACCGCACTTCGCTACCTGAAGTGGCATCATCCTCAGAAGGGTCTAGCGAGGCTGAACCAACTCCCACCGGAGGGGAACTGGTCTAACTGGCTAGTAATGGCTGGTCGAGGCTTTGGCAAGACTCGCCTCGGTGCAGAATGGCTTGCCGCTAAAGCAGTCAGAAATGATGGCGTTCGCTGCGCTATCGTTGCGCGTACCTTCTCAGATACTCGAAATGTCTGCGTAGAAGGCGTATCAGGAATCCTCGGTATCTTGCGTGAATACGATGCCGTCAAGGATTGGAACAAATCCAACGGAATCCTCACGCTCAAGAACGGCAGTATCATTCAGACCTTCTCAGCCGATACACCCGACTCCCTGCGTGGCCCACAGTTCCATTATGCTTGGACAGACGAACTTGCCGCGTGGCAATATGACGATACTTGGAACCAACTGCAATTTGGCTTGCGCTTAGGCGATCACACTCAAACTGTTATCACCACAACGCCTCGCCCAACTAAACTCATCAAAGACCTTGTTAAGCGTGAATCAACAGTAGTTACGCGCGGATCAACCTTTGATAACGCTGAGAACCTTTCCCAATCTGCCCTGCTTGAGATGCAGGAACGATACGCAGGAACTCGCCTCGGTCAGCAAGAACTATTTGGCGCAATCCTTGACGATAACCCAGGGGCGCTTTGGAGCAGAGCATTACTAGAAACCGCTAGAGTAAAAGAAACACCATACCTGACTCGTATCGTTGTCGGTATTGACCCCGCAGTTACTAGCGGTGAGGATTCAGACTCTACGGGTATCGTAGTTGCTGGCATGAGTCCAGACGGTCACTATTACATTCTTGCTGATTACACCCTTAAGGCTTCGCCCCAAGTATGGGCTGAGAAAGCCGTTTATGCCTTTGAACTACACAAAGCAGACCGCATCATCGCTGAAACGAATAACGGCGGCGATTTG